AATAATATTTTTTGATTGTCATTACATCTGATTGGTCTAATTTTGCCCGTTTTTTCATTGATGCGTGATCTAAACATTTTAAAGTTCCTTTCTCCCTTCTTCTTGGTATTTTTACCGGAATTGGGGGCTCCCGGCGGGCCGTTCCAATCTCTATTCAGCGACTGGCCGCAAGCCCCCATATTCCAGGGTGTTAATTTCAGCGACCAGCCTCAGGCTCCCATCCTCCTCCACGACGTACAGAGTACTGTCATGGCGGATATGACCCTCGCGGTCCCGGAAGTTCTGCCCGGTGGCGATAATATCGCCGATCTGGCACTCGATATATAGCTTCCCTCCTTTCACGTTATCTCCCCGGAACGTCCCGGCTGAAAAGTCCCATACCATCTTCCACCCCTCAAATTTCACAATCGCTCCCCATGGCATTCCGTACTGGCGGGGATTATATCCACCATACTCGAACTCGATCCGCATTGTTTAAATCCTCCTTGTTGTTTTTATTTCCTCTTTCTATTATTATTATATATAGCTTGAAGAAAAAAGTCAAGTGGTTTTTAAAAATTTTTCAAAAAAAAAATTTCCCGGCTCAGAGCCGGTTAATATAGTTTTTTTTTGCTGGGATTAGAGACTCCCGGCGGGCCACATTATCGCTTTATTAGTGAGCGATTTTGATAATACCGTATTTCGGGTTCTTATAAACATCGACTGTTCCGGACTGTTTGTTGGCCAAAGACAAGGTCACAATAGTCTTCCAAAAAGTAAATGTTGCTTCTTCGTTTATGTTATATTCTCTTGTGACTTTACCGTTTGTCAGACATTTAGCTTGACTCATGTGTACTCTAACGGATTTTTTATTAACCTTAATAACTGTTCCAGAAATGAATTCCTCATGGATATACATTCCACCTATTGAATTATATCCCCTATGAATTTGTACCATTTCGCCAGCCTTCATTTTCATTCCTCCCTTTTTCGTTTTTCCTCTTTCTATTATTATTATATATAACTTGAAGAAAAAAGTCAAGTGGTTTTCCAAAAATTTTTTTGGTATTTCATGAAGGAATTTTACATAAAAAAGCCCCGAAGGGCTTTGCTTTTACGGCCTATTCCACTTCAGTGTCTAGCATGATTACGAATGAAGCAAGGTCCATTGCCTCGGACATGTCACCACCAACCTCCACGACAACCACAGATGGCCAACCCCAATCGTTATTCTTTTCTTCGACCTGGTAGGTAATCTCTTCCCCTGAAATGTTAACCGTCATCCGCCACTCCCCAAATTCGTCCCGCTCAAAGCCGATTGTACGAAGTACCTTTTCAATTCTTGTCATTTTTCATTCCTCGCTTTCTTTTTCTTCTTTCTATTATTATTATATATAACTTGAAGAAAAAAGTCAAGGGGTTTTTTAAAAATTTTTCAAAAAAAATTTCCCGGCTATTTTGCCGGGAATTTATGATATTGGCTTAGGAAGTTTTGTTATAAACTTTGCATATCCTTGTTGACATTTGATTAGATTCAGGCTATGGAATCGTGGCAAGTTTAGTAAATCTTCCTCGGTATACGGATATAATTCGCTGGCTAATTCTTCATAGTTTTTCTTATCACAACCCGATATCAACATATAGCTGGCGTTGGCGGACCGGAGTTCCTCCCGTATGATTTTTAATTGGTTCAAATAATGGCAGGAGATGATTGGCTTGATATTAAACTTGGGTAATTGACTCAGTTTCTTGGTCAGAAATCTTTCAGCATTATTGACCTGGTATAGCTCATCAATAGCGTTTTATTAACTTCTTAATATATTTATATTACCATCGCATGAAAAATATTACTCGAAAACGAAAAAAAAATTGCAAAAAAAAATCCCCGGGTAAGCGATTAACTTACCCGGGGCAAAATGAAAAGGGAGGATTTAGGAGCAGACTGGAAAAAAAGGAAGCGAAAAACCCAGCCTGCCTATATGATTAAGAAGGGGTTGCTACATATTGGATTTTGCGCGGGCTATGTCCACAACAGCCTCGCCGAAGATGTAGCCTAGAGCCAGTGCAACTAATTTCCAATACAATTCTTGGTCTATGTCAAAACCCAGTCCCTCACTCAAAATAATAAAAGCTGCGCTTGCCACGGCTACCCAAAACTTCCTAGATGCTAGTTTTTGCTTCCAGAATTCCTTCACTGTATCTCCTCCTTGTCATTCTGTGTTTCAATCTCCCGCTTTTTTATACCGGCCAATGCCCAAAGTTCTATTGTTGTGAAGCCGAACCAGGCTCCAATGAGCGTGGTCGGCTCTGTTCCAATCCGGTAAAAAATAAAAAGCACCGCAACAGTAAAGGCGGCGTTCAACAGGATTACAAGTGACACTATTGCTTTTGAGAATTTCATTTTTGGACCACCTTTTTATGATACCTATGCAGCATTGTTACCATTTCTTCTCTTGTCATAGTATCCTTCAGCCTTGTGCCATCTGTTATACCTTCTTTTTTAGCCCACTCCCAAGCTTCCTTTGCCCATGAGCTGGGCACGTTCTTTTCTTCCACGGTTGCCCCTCCTTTCAGTTTGTCTAGCTCACTTTTCACCATATCCAAAAACCGTTGCCATCCCATGTCTAGTGTCCTGTGGGGACAATATTTCCCGCTGAAATCTTGGTGTTTTTTAACTTTGTCTATCCCCCACCCTTTTTCTTGTAACTTGTAAGCAATAAACTTCGCTGCTAATTTCTCTGCTGCTACGAATTTGGATCCGCCAGATAAGGAGTAGCAGATTTCAATGGACAGCCCCTTTCGGTTCCCCAGGCCATTTCTACCGTCACCTGCGTGCCAAGCGTTGCGGTTTTCTGGTATACCCTGGACAATTTCTTTATCATCAATAGCATAGTGGAAGCTGACCTGGTTGTCATTGCGAATCATATACGCCACTTCATTCGCCGCGCTCGCGTCGTTGGCCGTGTTATGTACTACGATGAATTCCGGCGTCATGGGATAAGGACATTTGATATTGTATTTAGACGGCGATACAAAATTCTGCACAATATTCATAATTTCACCCCTTCTACCTTGGTAGCGATTGGATATACCAAATGATAAAGCCCACACCGGTGCCAATGATGCTAACAACAAGGGCTTTTATCCAGCCTGTGAGGCTGTCGATTTTTTCAATCAAATTTTGCAACCTGATTGCAAACTCTGCGTCTGCTTTCTCCAGAGCTATGATGCGCTTCTCATGGTCTCGAAGTTGATCTTTGACTTCCTCATGCACAGAACATACCGACATTCTCCCACCTCCAACAAAACTGCCCAGGCACCATAGTGCGGCACCTGGGCATAAAAATAACGCCTCAGGTCGGCAGCCAGCTGGTCGATGTTGATATTAGCCATTACCTTATACCCACCTCTTGTCTATAATAGCCCGTCCTAAAATCGGCAATCCCCCAATTGTGCCTGCAAACTCAAAATATAGCGGCCCGATTACGTCTGGTATCACATAATCATATTGATATTTGCCCACATCGCTTGGTGACACAGGTATGTCCTCACTTACTTGTTTTTTGCAGCCGTCGTAAATTCGCAAAGTAACATTTTCAGGTGACACATGCTCCCCGTTAAAATCCTTAAATTCTGCTTTTAGTCTGACTGTATTCCCGACGAGCGGCATTTTACTCCACCTCCAATTTAACTTCTCTCTCCTGGATAGACAGGCTTGGCTTACGTTCTTGTAAGCCTAACCCAACTTCACGCTCTTGAATAGACAGGGTTACTTTTAGCCTTATATACAGGTGTGCTATTTTGCGAAGGGTATCTGCAATAAACTCATATTCTTTGATAGCTTGTCTTAAAGCATCTACGCTGTAAACCTGCTCCGCACACACTACCCTGTAGGTATCACCCACGTAAACGCCCAACTCAACAACAAAACGCATAGTGTCAGCAGTATATTCGTATTGCTTCACTATGCGCCTAAGCAAGTCGGCATTATGGGCATCCATTCTGATGATTATCCTTCTAGTATTGGCAGGATATTGGTATACTTTCAAGACTTTGCGGAACGTATCGGCGGCATAATCGTAGTCCTGCAGTATTTTTCTTTCAGTATCAGCAGGATAAGAATATTCTTTTGCAATTCGCCTCGTGGTATCGGCTTGATATTCTGCTTCTTTGACAATTCTGCGAAGTACATCGGCAATAAACTCTTGTTTAGCTATGATTTGTCTTACGGTGTCGGCAGGGTAAACATCTGCGGCAATTGCAACGATTTTACGGAGAGTGTCGGCAAAATAAGCATCTTCCCTCAAAACCTTCCTAAGTACATCGGCTTGATATTCTGCTTCTTCGGCAATTCTGCGGAGAACATCGGCTGTATAGTCATAAGATTTCACTACCTGCCGTAAAATGTCCGCCTGATACTCGTAACTTTTCAGCAGTTTTCGCAAGGTGTCAGCGGTATGGGCATATTCCTTGATTACTCCTCGTTTAGTGTCTCCTGCGAAAACATGATCTT